GTACTGCGGTTTATGCACGTTTCAGGAATTACATCCACGGGTTGGGTAGATCCTGGAATTTGCGAACCTGATTCGGAGACTTTGTGTGAAATCAATCTCTGGGCTCCAGATTGGCGTCACATCAAGCCGATTCAGAGGGATGACCTAGCGCCTCTACGTATCATGTCGTTCGATATCGAGTGTTATTCGAGTACTGGGGCTTTCCCGGATCCCCAGAACCCCCGAGACGTTGTTTTCCAGATTGCTATGACCACAAAGGAGTTTGGGAAGGAGGGATACCTTGATCGCAAGTGTCTGTGTCTCAAGGAGACGGCGGGGTTTGACTGGTTTGCAACTGAAAAGGAACTTCTTCAGGCGTTTGAAAAGCATCTCGCAAAGATAGATCCAGACATTATTACAGGATGGAACATCTTTGGGTTTGATTTGGAGTATCTAATTGTTCGAGCGACGATTCACTGCGGACTAGCACCCGTATGGGGTAGGGTCCGTGGGGAGACTGTTGAGCTTGTGGAGAAGAACCTGAGTTCGAGCGCGCTCGGGAATAACATGCTCAAGATGGTCCCTATGAAAGGTCGTTACGTTTTTGACCTGTTCCAAGATGTGAAGCGTGAACACAAACTCGAGAGTTATTCTTTGAATAATGTGTCCAAACACTTTTTGAAAGATCAAAAGCTGGATATGCCACCCAAGGAGATGTTTGCGCGTTTTGCAGAGGGCAACCCAGAAAAACTCGGGGAGGTGGCGGATTACTGTATCAAGGATACTGAGTTGCCTCACGCACTCATGGAGAAACTTTGTCAGATTCAGAACCAGGTTGAGATGGCAAAGGCGTGTTGGGTTCCCTTGGCATTCCTGAGCGAGCGTGGTCAGCAAATTAAGGTGTTTTCTCAGATGGCAAAGAAAGCTCGGGAACTTAACTTTGTTATTCCGACATTCAGGTACGGGGCGGGAGGTCCGGCAACTGAGGGGTACGAAGGCGCCACTGTCCTTGAGGCGCAGACGGGTGCTTACTATGGTCCTATCACAGCACTTGATTTCGCATCTCTGTACCCAAGCATAATGTGCGCCGAGAATCTGTGCTATTCGACGCTCGTGATGGACCCAAAGTACGACAACCTTCCAGGGGTCACGTACGAGCAGTTTGGACCGCACAGGTTTGCGCAGGCGCCGGCACCTTCACTCCTGCCAGTCATCTTGATGGACCTCAAGGCGTTTCGCAAAAAGGCGAAGAAACTGATGGCGGCGGCAGAAGGGACGCCGATGGAGGCGGTTTATAACGGTCAGCAACTCGCGTACAAAATTAGTATGAACTCAATTTACGGATTTACTGGGGCTTCTAAAGGCATGCTTCCGTGCGTTGCCATCGCATCCACGGTTACTATGCGCGGTCGACAAATGATTGAGGAGACGAAGAATTATGTAGAGGAGAACTTCCAGGGCGCCAAGGTGAGGTATGGTGACACCGATAGTGTAATGGTCGAGTTTGATGTTCAGGGACGCAAAGGGCAAGAGGCGATTGATTACTCGTGGCAACTAGGTGAACAAGCTGCCGAACAGTGTACGAAGCTGTTCAAGGCGCCAAATGATCTCGAACTTGAAAAGGTTTATTGTCCGTATTTCCTGTACAGTAAAAAGCGTTACGCCGCGAAGATGTATGAGAAAAACAAATCGGGTGACATCGCCTTCAAAAAGATCGACGTCAAGGGTTTGCAGGTGGTCAGGCGTGATAGTTGTCCCTTCGTTCGCGAGACGCTCAAGAAACTCCTGGGAATGGTTCTTGAGTCGAGTGACCCGCGCCCTGTCATCGAGGAGGCGCGGGAAGCTGCTCGAAACCTCATGAATGGAAAGGTGCCTATGGAGAAGCTCTTGATGAGTAAACAGCTCGCGGCAAATTACAAGGTGAAAATGGCACACGTCGAGGTCCGAGACAAAATCAGGGCACGCGCACCTGGTTCGGAGCCGCAGCAGGGTGACAGGGTTCCCTTTGTGATTATCAAGGGACCTGGCAAGATGTACGAAAAGGCTGAAGATCCGACATGGGTGATTGAAAAAGGAATACCTGTAGATTACGACTATTATTTTAGCAACCAATTCAAAAAACCAGTTCAAGATCTTTTGGAGCCGTTGGTGAGTGCTGATCAGATTTTTGACAAAAAATTTATGGTCAAAACAACAAGCACATCTGAGATGGAGGCTCGCAAAGCGTTCCTCACCCGTTTCGGGTTAAAAGTTTCAACAGTATAGATAGTAAGATGGAACAACAGATTCTCGAGCTGATCGAGGACGAGGTGTCTCGCCGAGTTAGTTTGAGACTCGTCAGCGCCCTCGAGTTTGTTTCAAAGACTTATGATATTCCAGTTGAGCAACTCATGAAAGACTCTGCCAAGATGGAGTGTACATTCTGCAAAGGTATTCTCAAGAGTAAGAAGCGCTGTATGAAACAGCCAAAGGAGAATGGGTACTGTGGATTTCACCAGAGTCAGGTTCCTCCACCCGTCATGAAACAAATTGAACGCGTGAAAGCTCCTTGGGAAAGTTAGTAAGTCTGAAAGACTTTTCCGTTAGAAGACACTTAAGACTTTAGAAACTAATTAGATTAATGAACAAGTCTGCACTTTTGCTGACGAGTCTCGAACGTTTTTTTGACGAGCCAAAAAATCACGATCAGTTGTTTGATATTTTGGAGCATCGCAAGGGAATTTCTCTTCGCAAACTCGAGTGGTTTGTGACAAATTATTGCAAGGCTAAGCAGGTGACGTATACAGCCCCAAATGGAAAGATGTTCACCGTTCATGTCGCATACAAGTCCAGCCTTGACGGGTACAGTAAAAAACTTTTCGACCCATTTTGTCGAACGGAACGTATAGAATTCAAGGGTCTGATCACAACTGTGGCGCAGCTCAATTTTATCAGGTGGTGCGTCACGAATGGAATCATCGCATATCTCCTTACTGAAAAGGAGTTGTTGCGAAACCGCCCTGAAATTGAAGAAGATTGTACCCATAGTAGAACAGGTACAGATTGTATCCCTGTGTAATTTGCGCTGTATATTGAGGTTTGAATGTGAGTGAAAGATTAGTTGTTTGTGAATTTAATTTTGAAAAATTGAGATATCCACCCTGATTGTACTCTTTTGGAGTGAGCCCAAATGAGTACGTATAGATATTTTTAGAAGGTATACTCAGACCGTGTTCGAGAGGCTGTTTAAATGAGTAATAAAGAGACCCCTGGAAAGTACTGAGAATGTCTACGTTGTTGAGTGTAATCTTTGCCGTGCTAATCACGTCCACGAAATTGGAGTTTCCCGAAGGGAATTGAAGTTGTATACCAGTTGCGATATACTGAGTCGTGTATCCGTAGCTGTACCGTGAATCGGAGTAGCGCCCGTCACTTATATTCTCATAATTCTTATTTCTAAAAAACCATGCCAAGGTTTGAACAGGAAAATTGGCAGTCAATTCAAGAGAAGGGTTGTTACCCGAGAAGGACAGGGTCGACTCTTTTTGAACTTTAGGCACGAGGTATTTTAATGGGGTATTCATGTAGTACAAACGCTCGTCGTCATTGAGAAGAATTTCCTCTGTGATGAGGGTCGGCAGATTTGTTGTATCTGGTGAGTAAATATCCATTCTGCTCCCGACCGGTGCATTACACCACCACGTATTTGGCTGAAAGGTGAAGCGCACGTAGAGACGCTGATTCCACATGGCACACAAGGGAAAGTACGGGCGCCGGAGTCGCTCGCGCGCCTTGTTGTTCGCAGAGTGTCTGCGACAGAAGAAGAATTCGAGAGGCGTGATGATATCAGAGCTCGGGATGACGTTTGCAGTTGCGGAATACCAGACGATCACGGCACCCGAACCGCCATTTCCGGGAGTTGTCCCGAACGCGCCCCCGCCTCCACCTCCCGTATACACGGTTCCATTCACCGCAGCTGTGTTCTGCACAGAGAATCCGGTCACGTTACTCGAACCGGCGCCACCACCGCCCGAACCGCCGGGAGTTACGAGAGTTCCTGTGATTGCAGTGTTCGAGGCGCCCCCACCACCACCTCCAAAGTAAGACGCCGAGTACGGATAAACCGCGTTACTGAATAAAGATCCCACTCCACCGGATCCTAAAGTGCCTGCATTCGTGAATGCGGAAGTTCCCGTACCTGTTGTTACGTTTGCATTACCACCCGCGCCACCGCCGGATGCAAAGGCTGTGTTGCTCACATACATAAACTGGGAGTTTGACGTGTAGGCAGTCCCGCTCGCTCCGCCGTATGCACCTCCGTACCCTCCCGTGGCTATGTACCCATTGAAACTAGACGATGTCCCATTTGGACTTGCCTGAGTTCCTCCAGTTCCAACATTCACTGAATACGTCCCAGGAAGCAAAAACACAGACTGATTTACGACCCCTCCACCGCCGCCTCCCATTGCATTGTAAATAGTCACGTTTAGACCAGAAGGTAGAATAATCCATTGAATTCCGGTCACAGGGTTGATTGTAATGGTAGACGAGTTGGCAGCCGAAACCGTACCACTAAATTGTACATTTTGTGAAACGAATGTGGCTGGTAAACCTACGAGCGCCGCTGAAGCGGCTGGTGAAACGGTTATCGCGCCGGTCGTGGTTGGGTTAATTCCTGAAAGAGTTACTGTAGTTCCTGTAAACACATTACTTCCGACTGTGATCGTGGAAGACCCTGTAGCGTATGAAGCCCATGTAGGGGCGGTGCCTAGATTCATAATCACACCAGATGCAGAAACTGAAGCGATATTTGACCAGGTGGGTGCTGCAGACCATAGGATTGAAGTGATTGCCGTGTTTGACCCAACTGCGGCGCCTAACATGGACGAAAGAGGAACCGTAAGAGTTGTGGAAGTTGCAGGACTATAATAAATATTCGAAGAGTTTGTAGTTGTATAAAGACCGTTCGAACCAGCACCGCCACCACCCACCACGAGGAGATTCACTTGAGAGGCTGTGTTGATTGTGAACGTGCCATTCGTCGTAAAGGTGTGGATCGTGTTTGATGAGGCATTTGAATTTAGGGTACCTCCAGTTCCGATTATGGGTGCAGATATATTAGACTGTGCATCAATTGCTGCAAAAACGCCATTCTGTTCATCGGCGTCCAAGAAAAGTTGATCGCGAATAATGTACCAATCGTCGTACAAAGTCT